ATGGTCGCAAAATCTTGCGTCCTGAAGGCATCGTCACTGCTAAATACAACGCTGCTTAAGGAGAAACTAAATGGCAACTATTACTACTCTCTCAAACGCTGTTGGTGCAGGTACACAACCTAGTCGTGCTCTTCGCAACATGCCTTATGTTGTGGAAAATACCATTAGCTTGGCTGCTGCTGTAACAGCTAAAGGTTCTGCCTTGGCTGCTGCTGATGTGATTGAAGCTTTGCAGATTCCCGCACAATCTATTGTGTTGGCTGCTGGCTTTGAAATCACTGGTGCTGTTACAGGTAGCTGTACAGTGAGCTTGGGCGTTACTGGCGTAACAGCCGCTGCTTATGTGTCTGCCTTTGGTGTGACTGGTTCTCTTGCTGTGGGTGATTATGCAACACCAGCCACTGCCGGATATCCTATCGTAACAAAGTCTGCTGACACTTTGGACTTGCTGTTGGTTACTGAAACCACTACACTGAGTGCTGGTTCAATCCGTGTCTTTGCTGTCATCGTTGACGCACAAGATCGTGTTGGTCCTGCTTCTGTAGATCGTGAGCAACTGGCTTAATAGCTAGTTGATGCAGGGAGGGGCTTAACCGCCTCTCCCTTTTATTGTTTAAAAATTATGTCTACATACATTTCTTTAACGAATGAATTGCTACGAAGAATGGGTGAAGTCACTATGGACTCCACTGAATTCGACAATGCTAGAAACATCCAAGCTCTAGCAAAGAACGCTATCAATTCATCCATTAGAGAATTGATGCATTCTGCACAAGAGTGGCCTTTTGCTTTAACTACCCAAACCCAAACACTAACTGTTGGTACGGGTACATATAGTTTTCCTTCTGATACATCCACTGTAGATTGGGATTCTTTTTATTTAAAGAGACTTTCTGCAGCTAACAATCAACCTTCCCGCCTTACTGTTCTTACTTACGTTGACTACCTAAACAATCATCGTCCTCAGGAAGATGTTAATGGTACTGGTGGGTATGGTCCTACCATTGCCGTATATCAAACACAAGAGTCTAAGTTTGGTGCTACTCCTATTCCAGATCAGGCATATCAGATTGAATATAAGTATTGGTCTTTCCCTGCTGACTTAGCTGAATCTACTGATGTAGCTATTATTCCAGACAGATTCACCAATGTATTAATTGATGGAGCCATGTTCTACATGCTGATGTTCAGGTCTAATGAACAAGGTGCAGCAGTGTACAAAGACAAGTTTGATATTGGTATTAGAGCGATGAGAAGACTGTTGTTGGATGAACCTATGTATATGAGTTCTACAGCATCTATTAGCCCCTCATTCCACCCTAGAGTGTTTTAATGGCAGATAGAATTAATGGCTTTAAAGTAACTTCAATTGGTGGCATGAACACCAATAGAGACGTATTGTCTCAAGGTGAAGAAAGCCCCGGTTCTGCTACACAGCTTATTAATTATGAACCTTCTATTAATGGTGGTTACAGGCGCATCAGTGGGTTCACTAATAACTATGGAACAGTTACAGGCACTGGTGCTGTCTTAGGCGTATTGGTAGCAGAGAACTTAAACAATAGTGTTTTTGCTTGTCGTAAACCTTCTGCTGGTACAAACTACTTTTATAGGTGGGTAGCAGCATCATCCACTTGGGCTGCGATATCAACTCCCGGTACAGTGACAATGGTAGGGGTTAAGAAGGTTAGGTTTACTAAGTATAATTGGAGTGCTCCTAAGTTTGTTTTAACTGATGGTATTAATCCAGCAGCAGTGTATGATGGTACAACATATACACAGATTACGCATTCCAATGCACCCAATAGTCCTAAGTATTCAGCAGCATTTAAGAATCATATATTCTTAGCTGGTGATCCTACAGATCCTTACAACTTATATGTTTCTTCTCCGTTAGCTGAGACAGACTTTAATCCAGCTAATGGTGCTGCTGTTATTAACGTAGGCTTTGAAATTGTTCAGATAAAGCAATTTAGAGATACGTTGTACATCTTCGGTAAAAATTCTATTAAGAGTTTAACTGGTACGAACATAGCTGATTTTGTTGTCAGTGAAGTGACAACAAATTTAGGTTGTGTTGTCCCAGACAGTGTGATAGAACTGGGTGGAAATCTACTGTTCTTAGGGCCAGATGGTTTTAGACCAGTATCAGGAACAAATAAGATTGGTGACGTTGAGCTTGAGACAATTTCTAAGCAGATTCAGTTTACCATTACATCAATCTTACAAGAATTAAATGCTGGCTCTATTGATCCAGAATCTTTGAGTTCAGTGGTGTTGCGTAAGAAGTCACAATTTAGAATGTTTATTCCTAGTGAAGGAACATTTGGATTGTTAGGTGGTTTGCGTGAAAGAGAAGGTGGTATTTCGTTTGAGTATAGCCAATTGTATGGCTTTCCTGCTACCTGTTCTTCTAGTGGGTATATTGGTATTGATGAAGTAATTATTCATGGCGATGCTAATGGCAAGGTACAGAGACAAGAAACAGGAACTTCTTTAGACACTGTTGAAATATTGAGTGTCTATCAAACTCCTTTTTATTATTTCCAAGATCCTACCATTAGAAAGAACTTCTATAACATTTCTACTTTCTTGAGAAGTGAAGGATCTTCCAGTATTATTATGGGTGTTTCCTATGACTTTGATGATTCAGTTGGTGTGTTCAATCCTGCTAACTATAACTTGCCTATTGTTGGAACTGCTGCTTATTACAATGAAGCCATCTATGATGCCACAGCCATTTATGATGGCAACCCATCACCAGTGAAGAAGACAAACATTGAAGGCTCTGGATTCTCCATTGCTTTCAAATATGTGACTAATGATACTAATGCTAGTCATACGATTCAGGGCTTGGTCTTGAATTATTCAATCAATGACAGACGCTAAGGAGAACTACCTTGACAGGTTATGTAAGACAATCTGCTGCTGACATCGTCCCAACGGGCGTAGTTCGTGCTGCACCAATTAATAATGAGCTTAATACTCTGCGTGATGCCTTTGCTGCTAATGGTGGTCATAAACATGATGGCACTGCTGCTGAAGGTCATCCTGTTCCTGTTATCGGTGACAGTGACTTATTAAATAAGATTGCTACCGACACAGTTAATAATCGTCATGGTGTGTTTGTTGAAGTTAGTGCTGCTGCTGTTGAGCAAGTGCGCTTCCAAGATGGTGTTATTCTTCCAGTAACCAATAATGATATTGATATTGGTAGCAGCAGTTTTAGGATGAAAGACTTTTATGCTGCTGGTAATTTATACTTAGCAACAGCCAGCCTTACTGGTCAACTTACTTCCACTGTATCTACAGGCACTGCTCCTCTTGTTATAGCTTCTACAACCAAAGTAGCCAACCTCAATGTGGACCAACTTGATGGTGCTGACTGGGCTGTTCCTGCTGCTATTGGATCCACAACACCTGCTGCTGGTACATTCACTACACTTACAGCTAATACATCTTTGGTAGCTGCCACTGCTGATATCAATGCAGGTACTATTGATGGTGCTGTGATTGGTGGTAGTAGTGCTCAAGCCATTACAGGCACTACAATTACAGCAACTACAGGATTTGTTGGTGGCCTGACTGGTGCTGTTACAGGTAACACTACAGGTACACACACTGGTGCTGTTGTTGGTAATGTGACAGGCAATGTCACTGGTAATGTTACAGCCTCCACTGGTACATCTACATTCAACGATGTAACCATCAATGGTGGTTTGAACATGGATGCTTCTTCAGCAGCCACCATCACTAATTTAACATCTCCTACAAATTCTGGTGATGCTGCTACTAAAGGATATGTTGATACATCTATCAGCAACTTAGTAGCCTCTGCTCCCGGAGTGTTAGACACTCTAGATGAATTAGCTGCTGCCTTAGGTGATGATGCCAACTTTGCCACCACAGTTACAAACTCCATTGCAACTAAACTAGCACTAGCTGGTGGCACTATGTCTGGTGCTATTGCAATGGGAACAAACAAGATAACAGGTCTTGGTAATCCCACAGCTAATCAAGACGCAGCAACAAAGACTTATGTAGACACTGCTGATGCTTTAAATCTACCTAAGTCTGGTGGCACTATGTCTGGTGCTATTGCTATGGGTACATCTAAGATTACAGGCTTAGGTACTCCAACAGATAACGCTGATGCCACTACTAAATTGTATGTTGATGGTATCTTAGGTAGTGCTACTGCTGCTGCAACATCTGCTGCTGCTGCAGCTACCTCTGCATCTAATGCAGCTACATCAGAAAGCAATGCATCAACTTCAGCAAGTTCAGCATCTACTTCAGCTACCAATGCTGCTGCTAGTTATGATAGTTTTGACGATAGATATTTAGGTAGTAAGGCTTCTGCTCCATCTGTTGATAATGATGGTAATGCTTTGTTAACTGGTGCTTTGTATTGGAACTCAACATCAAGTAATTTGTTCTTATGGACAGGATCTGTTTGGACACAAGCTGCATTTACAGCAAGTGGTTTTGCTACACTAACTGGGGCAGAAACCCTGACAAACAAGACCCTGACAAGTCCTGTACTGACAACCCCCCAGTTGGGAACACCTGCTAGTGGCGTTTTAACCAATGCTACAGGCTTGCCAATTTCAACAGGCGTATCAGGACTTGGTACTGGAGTTGCAACATTCTTAGCAACTCCTTCAAGTGCAAATTTACTTTCTGCTGTTTCTGATGAAACTGGCACAGGCGCATTGGTATTTGGTACAGCACCAACAATATCAAATCTGAACATTACAACTGGTCTTACAATTGCAAGTGCAGCAGGTACAGCGGGTCAGGCACTACTCTCAGGTGGTTCTGGTGCTGCTCCTACTTGGGGTACAGCAGGTGTGTCAGCAGGTAAAGCAATTGCTTTTGCAATCGTTATGGGCTTCTAAGGAAAAATTATGGCAAATCCAAATATCACAAACGTAACAGCCATCTACGGCAATACAACTTATTTAACACCTTCTGGTACAACGGCTGTTATCTTGCTTGCTAATGCTGCGTCTAGTGGTCAGGTTTATAAAATTAACCAGATCATTGCAGCTAACGTAAATGGATCTTCTGCTGTAAATACTACAGTGTCCATTTATTCTGGATCTTCTGTTACAACTCAAGGATCGGCTCCAGCAAGTGGTACAGCTTATCCTATTGTGTCTACAGTTTCAGTACCTGCAAGTGCATCTTTGATTGTTACAGATAAGACAACAGCTATCTATTTGATGGAGAACCAGTTGATCTCTGTTACATCAGGTACTGGTAGTGGTATTACATATTCAATTAGTTACGAAGTCATCTCTTAATTAAAGTCTTAATATGTCTTTAAGATATCAAGCTGGGTTTATTACAGCTTCCTATAACGGGTTAAAAACACCTGATGCTCCTACCATTGGTACGGCTACAGCACTTACTGGTACAACTGCATCTGTTGCTTTTACAGCACCTTCTAATATTGGGGGAGGTGCTATTACAAGTTATACAGTTGTTTCTTCTCCGGGTGGATTTATAGGTACAGGGGCTACTTCACCTATTACTGTTAGTGGTTTAACAGCAGGTACGGCTTATACATTTACTGTAGTGGCAACAAATGCTTATGGTGCTGGACCTATAAGTGCAGCTAGTAATTCTATAACTCCAGCTAATATAACATCTTCTATTGAATATCTTGTTGTTGCTGGTGGTGGATCTGGTGGGTGTGGTCGTGGTGGTGGTGGTGGAGCAGGTGGATTCTTAACATCTACCGCTTCTGTTTCTGCTTCAACTTCTTATGCAATTACAATTGGTGCGGGTGGTGCTTCTAATTCTGTTACTGATACTGTTGGTAGCTATGGAAATAATAGTGTTATTAATTCAATAGTAACTGCAACCCGTGGTGGTTATGGTGGTGCTTATAATGCACAAGCAGGTGGTGCTGGTGGTTCTGGTGGTGGTGGTGGTAATGCAGGTTCTGGGGGTGCTGGAACTTCTGGACAAGGTAGCAATGGTGGTAATGGAACCGCAGGTGCAAATGGTGCTGGTGGTGGTGGTGCAGGTGCTGTTGGCGGTTCAGGGCAGGGCGGTGTTGGTGGTGCTGGACTAGCTTCTTCTATCACTGGTTCTAGTACATACTATGCTGGTGGCGGTGGTGGTGGTGGTGATAATGTATTTGGAGCAGGTGGTATTGGTGGTGGAGGAGCAGGGTCAGTTCCGGGAGCACCTCTAGCAATTGCTGGTACTGCTAATACTGGTGGCGGTGGCGGTGGTTCTGTTTGGAATGGCGTTGGTGGTGTGTCAGGTGCAGGGGGTTCTGGTGTAGTTGTTATTCGCTATGCCGATACTTTTGCTGCTGCAGCAGCAACCACAGGCTCACCAACAATTACTGTATCTGGTGGATACCGAATTTACAGATGGACTTCTTCAGGTTCAATTACATTCTAAGTAATATAAATGGCACATTACGCAAAAGTAGAAAATGGCATCGTCACACAAGTCATTGTGGCTGAACAGGATGTTATTGATTCAGGTTTGTTTGGTACAGGCTGGATACAAACTTCGTATAACACTTATGGAGGTATCCATAAGAATAATGGTATACCCCTGCGTAAAAATTATGCAGGTATTGGTTATATATACAATGAAATTCGTGATGCCTTTATTGCTCCTCAGCCATACGCATCTTGGACTCTAGATGAAAACACTTGTTTGTGGAATGCACCTATTCCAAGGCCAACTGATGGCAAACTATATTATTGGGATGAGTCTTCACTTACATGGATTAATATTGAAACCACTGAAGGTGCGTAAATGAATTTATTTATTCGTATTGTTGATGGTAAACCTTTTGAACATCCAATATATGAGGATAATTTTCGTCAAGTTTTTCCTAATGTAGATACAAATAATCTACCACCGGAATTTGCAAGATTTAAAAGAGTTCCTGCCCCTAGTTGTGGGGTGTATGAAAAGCCGGGACCATTAACATATGAGTTAATAAATGGTGTATACACAGATGTACATACCGTTGTTCCAATGACTGCAGAAGAGGTAGCTTCTAAACAAGATGCTATTAAAAAATGTTGGGTTGAATACAACATGTATGCATCATGGGTATTCAATGAAGAACTTTGTGAATTTGAAGCTCCTATCCCAATGCCTACAGATGGCAAATACTATACTTGGGATGAGGCCACACTATCATGGATTGAGATAACAAATGCCTAATTACACAGGATCATGGTCACGCCAACAACAACTTCAGTCTGCTCAATCTGGACTGTGGCCTTCTGTACCCGGTGCTCCTACTAGTGTCACTGCAACTAATGCAGGTACTACTTCTATTTCAGTGGCCTTCACTGCACCTACTAACACAGGTGTCCCCTCCACAATTACAGGATATACAGTGACATCTAGTCCCGGTGGAATCACTGCAACAGGTTCTTCTTCACCCATTATTGTTACTGGATTAACCACTGGAACTGCCTATACATTTACTGTAACAGCTACAAATGCAACAGGAATAGGTGGAGCAAGCGATGCAAGTAATAGTGCTACCCCTGCTGTTGTACAGGGACAGCAATTATTTAGTACTGCAGGAACTTTCACATTCACCGTACCAGCAGGTGTCACAAGCATTTCAACAGTTGCAGTTGGTACTGGAACTGACAGTAGCGGCTCCCCTCGCCACGGTGGTGGTCTAGCTTATGTTAATAATATCTCAGTAACTCCCGGAGAATCTTTAACAGTGGTGGTTGCAACTATCACCAATTCTTATTGGGCTTATAGTTCAGTAGAAAGAAGTGGAACTGCTTTGGTAAAAGCTACTAGTGGCTTCCAAGGTAATCGGGGTGGTCCTGTTGTTGGTTCTGGTGGTACTGGTGGTATCGGACAGTATTACGGCGGTGCAGGTGCAGGTGGTTATTCTGGTGATGGTGGTAACGGCGGCGGAAATGAAAGCAACGGAACTAACGGTAGCGGCGGCGGTGGAGCTGGCGGTGGCGGCATGGGAGGCGGTGGTGGTGTTGGCGTTTTAGGCCAAGGCGCAAGTGGCAGTTTTACCAATGTGACGTGGTCTAGTGCTGGTAGCCCATACAACTACGGTAATTGGAAGCGTGGTGGTGGTGGTGGCGGTTCTGGCGGAGCGAATGGACAAACACCAACTGCATACTCAAACTACATAGATGGTAATGGTGATCAAGGAACAAGTTTAACTGGTGGTAATGGCGGTGCTTATGGTGGTTCAGGTGCTAGTGGTGGTAATGGAGGATCTAGAGGAACAGCGGGTGGTGGTGCAGTACGAATTATTTGGCCCGGAACAACACGTTCCTTCCCTTCAACCAATACATCTAACGTATAAGAATACTGGAAAATAAAAAATGAGTCAACAATATGATGGTGGCCTTATTACAGCAACGCCTGTAGTACCCTCTGGCCCATATCTAGATAGCACAGCACCGGGCATTTGGACGCTTGACCAACAACTTGCTTATGCTAAACAAGGCATTTGGCCTACGGCTGGTAACGTGCCTAGCGATGCACAATTTAATTATGTCACTATGCTCTTGCATGGTGATGGTACTAATGGAGCACAGAATAATACATTTGTAGATAGTGGCCCTAACTCGGTGACTATGAGCCGTGTCAACACCCCAACGCAAGGTTCTTTCTCGCCTTATGGGTCTAATTGGTCAAACTTTTTTCTAAACACTATTGATAGCAATCGTCTTACTTGGTCATTTAATGGTAGTCCTGTTCAAACTGCTGTTGCTGGAACAAACTACACCATAGAGTTTTGGGTATTTAGATTACCAGTTGTAAATACATATCAATGTATTTTTTCCACCTCAAATGACCGAAATAACATTTTCTTTGATGCAACCAACGTAGAATTTAGAAGCAACGGTGGAACGCAGATGTTCCTCATCAATTCTAATACATATATTCCGCTAAATACTTGGACTCATGTTGCGCTTGTTTGTTCTGGTACGACTTGGACTTTGTATTTCAACGGCACTTCTTACGGCACATATTCAGGCGCAAGTAAAACAAGTTTTACTTCAGGAACTGCACAATTAGGCGGTCGTAATGATGCTGATGGTTGTGGTTATTTGTCTAATTTTAGAGTTAGTACAGTAGCAAGATACTCAGGCAACTTTACGCCATCTACAACGCCATTTATTTCTGATGCAAGCACAGCAATGCTTACTTGCCAATCAAACAGATTTATTGACACTAGCGCAAATGCTCAAGCATTAACAGCAAACGGAACAATGAGCGTTCAACGCTTTAACCCATTTGGTGCTTCTACCGCCTACTCCACAAGCGTGATTAGTGGGTCAGGATATTTTAATACAAACACCACTGATGCTATTACTTTCCCCGGTAGTTCTCAATTTACATTGGGGACAAATGATTTTACAATTGAATGTTGGGTGTACATAAATGATACTAGCAATAGAAAATACATCTATGCCCCCGGTAACGACACCGCCTCGCACTATGGTGGTTTTGGATTAGAGATATGGGGACAACAACTTTGCATGTGGGCAAGTTCCACTGGTTCTAGTTGGAATATGTTGGAGTGTGATACTGTTGGTAATCGAGGAAATATTACTATTCCAGTGAACGCATGGACTCATGTAGCTGCTGTTCGTACTGGTGGAAACACATTTAAAAGTTATGTGAATGGGGTTCTTGATAGAACATTCACAAACAGTGGATCTATTTATAACAATACAAGTCAAATTTTAAACATTGGTAGAACTACATACACAGGTGGTTATGCCTATTTCAATGGATACATTTCAAACTTTAGAGTTGTGAATGGTACTGCGGTATATACAGCCGCATTTACTCCACCTACAACACCTTTGACAGCTATCACAAACACAAAAGTATTGGCGTTGTCTACTAATGCTGGCATCTTTGACAACGCCATGATGAACGACTTAACCACTGTAGGCAATGCACAGATTTCTACAAGCGTGAAGAAGTATGGAACAGGGTCAATGTATTTTAATGGGACTGATAGTTGGTTGACATTTACAGGGGCAAAAATAGGCGCTGGAAATTTTACAATAGAAGCATGGGTTTACCTCCCGTCTTTAAAAGATGCTGATGTAATTTTTGACAATAGGGCTACAACTAGTTCTGCAACGGGGCTTGCTTTTGCTCTCACAGTAACTGGTGCGCCTTATGTTTACACCAACAATGCAGTTTTATTTACAAGCACTCAATTAGTAAGCACTTCTACTTGGACTCATGTTGCGCTCGTCAGAAGTGGGTCAACATTAACTATTTATGTAGGTGGTGTTTCGGGTGGAACTGCCACATCATCTGCTAATTTTTCCGACACAAACAATGCAATTGGTGTTGCACTAAGTTTTACTTCAACAACAAAATTTAGCGGATATATAGATGATTTACGAATCACAAATGGCTATGCCCGATATACCACAACATTCACACCGCCAACTGCTGCATTCCCAGACTTGGGCCCAAATTAAGGAGTAATTATGTTTATTGCAAAAGTAACAGACGGACAAGTAGGGGAGATCATTGACTTCCGTACATATTTTGGTATGACAACTTCAGTCACTGATGAACAATTAGAGGCTGAAGGTTTTGTCAAAGTTAATCTATATCGTGAACATAATCGTCTAATACAGAAACTTGTGCCTTGTAATCCTGTGTTGGAAGATGGTTGGGTGTATACAGTTGCTATAGCCGATTTGACATCAGAAGAAATTCAAACTGCTAAAGACAGCGCAATGGCTCAGATTCGTGGTCAGCGTAACAGCTTTCTTGCCTCTTGTGATTGGACGCAGATTGCCGACAGCACCGCAGATAAAGTTGCATGGGCTATATATCGTCAACAATTGCGTGAGCTGCCTAGTAAGATTGTTGCTATGAATACTGATCCACGCACATTCTCTGACTGGCCTCATGATCCTAATTGGGTTGAGCGAACAATTTAATAAACTATCATGACAGAAGAAGTAACACACGCCCAAATCTATGAACGCCTATGCGAAGTTGAAGCTAAAGTAGACCAACTAGATAAGAACACACAAACTGTGGTGGCTGCTTTTAATGCAGCCGCTGGTGCATTCACTGTGCTTGAATGGCTTGCTAAGGCGGTTAAACCAATTATTATTATTGGTGCTTTCTTTGGTGCTATATGGCTTGCTATAGATAACAAACTGCATCAGTAATGAAATGGGTAGTAGCTGCACTGTTGATAGTGAGCTTACTTGTTTCAGCGGAGGACAGGTGCAGTGTCCGTGAGTTTTATGGAATAGCTTATACCATTCATAATCCTTCAGAACGGCATCAGCAAATGTCTATTTGGTTAACGAACCATGAAGATATTTGTTCTAGTAAAGACATGGTTGTTATTTGGAACAACTTATCTGAATGGGCAGGAGCATCAGATAGTGCAGAACTAAGACACAAAGTTGTCCGTGCTTATAAGAAAGCAGTTGAGAGGGAGAAGAAATGATTGATAAGATCAAATGGTTTCCCATTATTGATGCTACTGGTTACCCTCAGAAAACTGATGGAACTCAGAGACGAATTGAGAAGCACCAAGAAGAACACAGAGCCATTGTAAAGGCTGCTAAAGCAGAGGAAAAGTTAGACGACTTATTGTTTGAGCTGTACTGTAAGAAAGCAGAGCAGCAAGAAATAAGGCTTGAGATATTTACAAATCGTAAACTTGATGTATATGTTTAGGAGGTAATGATGGAAGATGTAAAATCTAAATTGACATTTTATGTAACATTCATGGTTAGCTTTACATTATGTATATCAGTATTAGCTATGATGGCTGCGTTTGTATTAGGATTATGGGCTAAGGAAGTTGATAATGCTGAGATATTTAAACTATTATCTCCAGCATTTCAAACGATTATTGGTGGCTTTATTGGCCTATTAGCTGGTGTGAAACTGTCGCATGATGATGACAAACATTGTAGAAGGAGTGATTAATGCTTGATATTTTATCTGGGGGCTTGCTTGGCTCCATCTTTGGTGGTATCTTTAGGATGGCTCCTGAAGTATTGAAGTGGCTTGATAAAAAGAATGAGAGAGCACATGAGCTTAACATGTTTAAGTTTCAGTGTGATTTGGAGCAACAAAGAGGCGCACAGAAACTCGCAGAAATAGGCGCACAAAGAGAAGCTGCAGTAGATGTAGGTGTCATGAATGCCTTTCAATCAGCCATAGAACAACAAGCAACGATGGTTAAGGCGGCAGGTGGATGGGTAGCTAGTCTTTCAGCTTCTGTGCGTCCTGTGGTCACATACTGGGTGTTGTTTGTGTGGAGCTTCATCCATGTGTGGTTTGCATGGAACGCTTGGCTTGCAGGTGCTCCTGCCGTTGAAGTGTTTAAGACTATGATGACACCCGACTTTTCTGCTCTGCTCTCAGGAACAATTAACTATTGGTTCCTTGATCGTACATTGTCCAAGCGTGGGTTATGAACCTAGAAATTGCAGCAGAACTTTGTAAGAAGTTTGAGGGCTTTAGAAGTAAGCCCTATCTCTGCCCTGCCAATGTAGCTACGATTGGCTATGGATCTACTTACTACGCTGATAAGCGTAAAGTAACTTTAGAAGATCCACCGATGAGTGAGAAAGAGGCTCATGACTTATTGATGATTGAGCTTCATCATACATATCTTCCCGGTGCTCTTAGGCTGTGTCCCAACCTAATATCACATGAAAAGAGATTGAATGCAATTGTAGACTTTTGTTATAATTTAGGTGTAGGTAGACTACAGTCTTCTACGCTAAGACGCAAGGTGGTAGCAGAGGATTGGGAGGGGGCTAAAGAAGAACTTCTCAAATGGAATAAGGGTGGTGGCAAGGTGTTAGCTGGTCTTGACAAAAGACGAAAAGCTGAATGTGCCTTAATGTAGTATTGACGAATGTTAATATTTGTGGTATGACAAGGCATAAAGGTATATAATGTTACCAACTTCTCTAAGTATTATTGGCAGAGAAGTGCCGATTAGAGTTGTAGATGTGTTCCCAGAACAACTGGGAGAGTACAGCTATGACGATTATGCAATTAAAATAAAGTCTGGTCAGCACCCCTTAGCGGAGGCAGATACATTGTTACATGAATGTATACACGCTATAGACGACTGCTTCCAATTAAAACTGTCAGAGAGACAGGTATATTGTTTAGCTGTTGGAGTGTTAGCACTCTTAAGAGATAACAGAAATATGCTTGCCTATTTAACTGAAGCAATAGAGAAACCAAGAAACATATGAAAGATTTTACAGCACAACAAAAAGAAATCGTAGCTAGGAAGCTAGGATACGATGGTCCTATGCAAGGCTTTGATGAATTTATCTCATCTTCTCCTGCATTGGAGGCTAAGTATGCTGCCATTTCTGGTAAATTTGTGGAGCGTATGGCTAGAGGTGGGGATGTAAAAAATCGTCAACACTTCGTCACTGGTGGTGGTGTTACAAATCAACAAGTTGCTGAGTGGTGGAGTAATCCTGTAAATCAAGCTAAATCTGATGCTGAGATTAGAGCTGTGATGGATGAGTTTAAAGTGACTCCTACGCAGTTTGCTACATCTATTGGTTCTACTGCAGCAGATGCTATAGATATTCAAAGAAGGTATGATGCTCTTACTCCAACAGGTAGTGTTACACAAGCTGGTAATGTTACTCTTGATGCGTCTGGTAAACCTACAGTAGGAAACGCTGCTCAAGTGACAGCAGCACAAATCACTGCCAATGAAAATCAAAACATTGACACCACAGCTAGAGCAGATGAAATAGCTAACACAGGCAAAGGTGCTGCTGCTATTACAGCTTCCACTGCTGCTGCTCCTACTGCGGCTAAAGCCGCCACATACACTGCACAGCAAACTGCTGGTGATGTAAGAGAACTATTAAAGGGTGTTTCTCCAGCAGTTGGTACTGTAGGTACATCTAGTCAAGTGGCTGCACAAACGATGGAGCCAACAAAGACAGCACTGGCTGGACTCACTGCAGCAACCATTGATCAAGCAAGAACTGTTCAGGGTGCTCCAACTAGAGCATTACAAGAAGGTGAACAAGTATCTGCTGCTGTTGATGCTGCCAGAGCTGAAGCAACTGCTAAAGCTACAGAAACTGCTGCTGCTCAGGGAACAGTGACAGAAGATATGACTGTTCAAGGACAGCTTGCTAAACTCACTGCCAACTTTGATGCAAAGAACCCGCCTTCGTGGGCTGCTGGTGCGTTAAGAGAAGCCACTGCTGTTATGGCAGCTAGGGGTATTGGTGCTTCTAGTCTGGCAGGTCAGGCTTTAATTCAAGCTACGTTTGAAAAGGCTTTGCCTATTGCCACTGCTGATGCTGCTATCTTCCAGCAGATGGGACTTCAGAACCTGTCTAACAAACAACAAACTGCTGTGCTTGCTGCACAACAACGTGCTACTTTCTTAGGCCAAGAGTTTGATCAAACATTTCAAGCAAGAGTTACTAACGCTGCTAAGATTTCTGACATTGCTAATCTCAACTTCACAGCCACACAACAAGTTGCTTTAGAGAATTCTAAGATGGCACAGACAGTTGATCTGGCTAACTTGAGTAATCAACAAGCTACTGTCATGGCTTATGCAGCACAAGTAGCAAATCTTGAGGTTACTAACCTAACCAACAAACAGCAAGCTGCTGTTGTTAATGCTCAAGCCTTCTTACAGATGGACTTGTCTAACTTAAACAACCAGCAACAAACACTTCTGTTTAAGACACAGCAGATGACAACTTCATTGTTGTCTGATGCTGCTTCACAGAATGCTGCTCTTCAGTTTAATGCTGCAAGCACAACACAAGTGGATCAGTTTAACAACACATTGTCTACACAGGTTACACAATTCAACGCTACTCAGAAGAATGCTATTGCTCAGTTTAATACTGACCAAGAGAATGCAATGTCTAAGTTTAATGCTGAAGTGCAGAACCAACGTGATACATTCAATGCTACACAACGATTGGTTATTGATCAGTCTAATGCTCAATGGCAAAGAGAAATTGCTACAGCCAACACAGCAGCAACAAATGCAGCTAACACATTGAATGCACAGTTGTCACAGAACATGACACTGGCTGAATATAACAATGAGACACAGCTTTATAGAGACAATGTTTCATTTGCTTGGCAAGATGCACAGAACGATGAAGAGAGAGCTAACAAGCTGGCAGTTGCTTCAATAAATGCTACTGCTGGAGTAAAAACAGAAAATGCTAAAGCAAAAAATAGTTTTATAACTACTGCTGCTTCTGCTGCAATTGCTTTTCTATCTGATGAGCGTATGAAAGATATACATGGCCCTATTACCAATGCTCTTGATAAGATTAAAGAGATTGGTGGATACTCTTACAACTACAAAGTAGAGGCTGAGCCTTTTGGTTACAGCAGTACAATCACTACAATGGGTGTGTTGGCAGGACAAGTTAAAAAGGTGTTACCAGATGCTGTTAAGCCAGCCCCATTTAACACTAACTTTGATGTGGTGGACTATGCAGCAGTTAACGGATTGTTAGTGGCTGCAGTTAATGAACTCATCACTAAAGTTGATTTACTTTCTACACGATTGAATGATCTGGAGAAGAAATAATTATGAAGAACTTTAAAAAGTATTATAGCAAGATCAATAGCATTGTTGATAAGACTATGTCAACACCTAAAGTTGACCCAGTGTCAAAAGGTATTGTGCAGCGTCCCGCAAAGAAGGAAGAAGCACCAGCAGAGAAGATGACCGCTGAACAACAAGTAGCTAGATATGTTGAGATTATTCGTAAGCAAAAGAAGGAACTTCTAAATGATAAAGCCTGAAGAATTTTTAGAAGCTCCCATTCCCGGCATGTCTTTAACCACAGAGCCGGGTAGTGTACCTTGGGAACAGCCACCACAACTTGTAACAATTCAACAGGTGGCTGATTTTTATATTGAAAAACTTACAGAAGATCAAGAAGCCATTGATAAAACTCTTGATGCTATTGAAGCAGGTGTTCCTTTACAAACATTAGCTAATGGAACCATTACATTTAATATGATGAAAGGTATTCATACTGTTGATGTAGGTTTCTTAGTAATGCCTATCATTGTTGAACTGTTTATCACCCTAGCAGAACTGAATGATATTAAATATTTTATAAATCCTGAAGATGAATTTAAAGGCAAGATACTTAATAGAAGTCTTGTTGAGAAAATTGTTAATAGTTCAGAAACTAAGACTGAAGAAGCTATTCAATCTTTAGTTCCTGTTAATAAGGGCTTAATGGCTAAAGGAAATATGTAATGGCTTCTTTTTTAATTCCACTTTTAACAGGTGCTCTTCAAGGTTTTACCGAAAAACAAAAACAAGAAGATGAAATTAATGCTTCTGATATTCAAGAAAGACTTAAAGCTTCTTATACCACTAGACTTGAAAAGAAAAAAGAACTAGATGCCGAAAGAGCAGCAGCAACTAAGGTTGTTAATTCTCTTAGAGGCATTGAGTTTGCTGATGGTCCTTTGGACAATAGTCAACTAATCAATATTGCCACTAAGCCAAAGCTTGCTGAAAGTATTCTTAAGAAACTGGATGATGATCCAGAGTGGTTTAAGAAAACAAATAGAGGTTTCATTAAGGCAGTCGAGGGTGTTGATCCTACTACTGATGTCAACAAACACTTTGACGATGTCTATCGTCTACAAAAAGAGGCGGGGGTTAATGCTGCGTCCTTATTTGCTGCACCTGAAGATGCTTCTTTCTTAGAGAAAAGAACAGCTAGAAAGAATTTGCTTACTGCTAAACAGACAGCAGCTAAGCTTGGTGTTTCATTAGATGATCTTGTGGCTTCATATAAACCATCTTCTTCTTTTGTTTCTAACATGGGTAGAGTAGATCCGTCTGCTTTAACTAAGCCTGAAGACTTTGATAAGATGGAGAAAAGACTTAAGTCTGAGTTTGTTAAAGCTCAGCAGTCTGGTGATCCAGAAGCAATTGCTAAAGCTGATGCCAACATTGGTAGGCTTGTCATCTTGAATGAGAAGATGAGACTTGAGAAGAAGTCTGAAGAGGAAATCCGAAGTGACATGGTTACAGATATTCAGAAAGCTAAATCTGAAGGCACTCCAGCTAGTCAAGCTAAGGCTAAGAACTTAGAAGCTTTGTTACAACAACGGAAAGTATTGTTACAGGCTTTGCCTACAGTTACAGTAGAGAAGACATCACAAAGCAATTGGATTACTATTGCTAATAGAGCAGTGTCTTCTAGAATGGAAGAGCTTATTCCCGGTAAGTTTATTTCTACTGTATCCTTAGATGGCACAATCACTATGACACCTAAGTCAATTGGTAGCACAGAATTTCAAGCTGCTCTAACTAAAGCTAAGAGTGAGGTTGTTAATGACTTCACTAGCAATGGTGCTCCTAAGTCTGAGTTTCATAAGAATGCTTTGATATCTATCGGTGTAGGCTTTAAAGATGGTAGACCAGTGGTTGGTGGTAATGTATTAACTACTGCAGATGTTGAAGCTCAGAAAGCCGCTGCTGCGTCTGCAGCACCTGCTCCTGTCCCTGCTCCCACTGCACCCGTAGTGCCAGCAGTACCAGCGTCTACAGCAAGCGGTAGAACAACACCAGCACCTGCTACTCCTTTGCCTTATACAGCAGATGGTAAGCCAGATATGTCTAGCTTAGTTGCGGGTAGAACATACAGAGCTAGAGATGGTTCAGCTAAAAAGTGGAACGGCACTAACTGGGAATAATTAATGGCAAACGAATTTGATCTATTCACTGCAGCCCCTACGGGGGCTTCTGTTTCACCCGTACAGGATGAGTTCTCTTCCTTTATTGCACCACCAACAGCTCAGGCTCCTACACCAGAGAAGCCACCAGAAGATTTAACTAAACCTGCTTTCCTTGCTCCTCGACAGAGAGCTACGAAGTTGGTAGAGAGAGCAGCAACAATTAAAGAAGAAGAAGCAAAAAAAATTCCTTTCGATGATTTGTGGAAAGATAACAATAACTACAAAGTCATTCAAGAATATGCTCTTGCTAGATTTGGGCAACAGGAAGGTACTCCTAGAAGAGGAGAAACAAAGCAAGACTTTGTGAATCGTTTTGCTACGCACATGCGTATGCTAGATACAGGCAATGAGTTTAATAGTGTAGGTGAACTACAGTATTTAAATAACGCTAAGAGAGAAGACATTCTTAAAGCAGGTGCTGCTTATGACTTGTTCAAGAATACTGCTGGTGTATTTGATGAGCAGAACAGAGGACAAAAAGGATTCCGTCCTGTAATGGATGTTCTCTCTAGTATTATTAGTAGTCCATCCACTGTTCTTACTTTAGGCACAGGTAAGATTGTTAGTAGTGGTTTAACAAAACTGGCAGCAGAGAAAGGCACTAAAGCTGCTCTCACTTCTGCTAAGGGTTTTGGTATGGCAACAGCTACACCAGCCGTTGGTGGTGTTACAACAGCAGCACAAGATGTTACAGCACAGAAGATTGAACTAAATGTAACACAGGCTGAGTTTGATCAAGCAAAGAAGATTGATCCAAAGACACTCACTGAAGAAGGACAGAAACAACTTCAAGCTTACATCGATGATAGACAAAAGAAACTAGAAGAAGGTGTTAGTGGTAAGCGTGTAGCTTTAGCTGGTGCTATTGGTGCTGTAACAGAGACAGCAGAAGTATTACCTTTCCTTCGTGGTGCAGGTAAGAAGGCAGGGATTAGCCAACTGGATGAAATCCTTAAGACTAGAAGAGTACCAGCTACAGGAGAAACACCAGCTCCTAAGGTTGAGGTTAAGCCTAAAGATCCAACAGAGAAAGCATTAGAAGATTCATACGATATCTTTGAAGGACGTAGGCTTCTTGATGAGCAGGGACAACCAACATCTGTAGCACAGATGGAAGTTAGAAACGATCTTAATAAGAAAGCTACACTAATTGCTCAAGACATTTGGAAACAGATTCCTGAGTTTGCTCCTCAAGCCACAGAGAAAGTCTCTGATGCTATCAAGCGTACACTTGAATCAGTAGATACCTTTGATGATGTTGTGTTTGAAAGAGCACTAGCATCTGCTGATGTAACACCTGATGAGTTTGCTAAGATGTTTAGAACATCTGTTGGTGATGCTGCTCGTTCATTGCAGAGCTTGTCTGTTGTTGCTCGTCTACAAAACAAACTAAAGAACATTGATCCTGCTGCTGCTGCAGAATTGAATAAGATGTATGGAGATAGAAGTGCTATCACTTCAGCCTTCACTGGAGTCAGAGACTTTGGTATGCGTCTTGATAGAGAGTTGAAAGCCTTGATGGTGTCTCAGCTTTCTACCACTATTCGCAATGCTTTCTCTGGTATGGCTGTTGTTACTTTTGGTACAGCAGCAGAGGCTATTGAATCTACCTTATATCGACTTGGTAAAACAACAGGTGAACTTGCTACAGGAAAGCCTGTCACTGGTAGTTTCACTGGCGGTATCAAAGGCATCTATGATGACTCTGTTCGCTCTGCTTTCTACTTAGGACAAAGAGAATTATCTGCTGATGTAACAGATGCTTTGCTCAGTGGTACTCCAGCCTTATACAGAAAGATGGTTAAGACAACAGGTGAAGCTGGTCCTAATGACTTGTCTAAGGCAGCACAAATTGCCAACACATTCAACGTAGCTCAAGATGCTTTCTTCCGTAAAGCTATGTTCACTTCTTCTGTTGAGAAACAATTGAGTCGTGTTGGTGTCAACATGTATGATGTCATTGCTCAAGGTAAGCAAGTACCTTTTGATGTGTTACAGAATGCTGTTAATGAAGCACTCACTGGTACATTCAGTAAGATGCCTACTAAAGGTCCAATGTTCCATGCTGTGAAGTTTATTGAAGAGCTTGGTCCTGTTGGTTCTACAGTGATTCCTTTCCCACGCTTCATGGCTAACGCTATGGAATGGACATATAAGCACATGCCTACTGGTGTGTTATCTGGTAGCACAGACATAGCTGCTGGTTTAACTAAGATGGCTAAAGGTGAAGCTGACATGGGAACTAAGCAGCTTACTATGGGCTTAGAAAACTTCTCTAAAGGTGCTGTAGGCACTGCTGCTTTATATGCTGCTTATAAAGATAGAAAAGAAAATCAAGATATAGCATGGAACGAAAAGAAAAATCCAGATGGTTCTATTGTAGACATAAGGGCATTCTTTCCTTGGGCTCCTTTTGCTGCTGCTGGTGATTATTTAGTTAAGTTTGAGAATGGTAGAACAGACGAATTTAAAGCAAAAGAATTCTTAGAAGCTATGACTGGTTTCAAAGCACCCGCAGGTACATACTCATGGCTTGGTGATAAGTTTGCTGAGGCACAATCAAATGCAGCAACAGGTGAAGACACAGCAGATAACAAAGTTAAGACATTCTTTGGTGAGTGGGTGGGTGAATACTTAGGTAGAGCACTTGTTCCTTTCCAACAGATCAGCGACATTGTTGGTGCTATTGATCGCAATGAAACATTGCCTAGAGATGCTTATCAGATTCCAGCGGGTGAAGAAGGATTTACTTCTTCAGCTAAACAGCAATTGATGAAGCGTACTCCTATATTGAAACAAGAGTTGCCTGTATATCAGCCACCACTCAGAGAGACAGCAGCATTTAATGACAATGGTCCATTGAAGATGTTGTCTGGTATTGCTATTAAAGGTGTTCCTTCTGTATTGGAAGAAGAAGTTACTCGACTTAAAGTGCCGGGTAATAAGATCTTCACCAGCACTGGTGACAAGATTGTTGATGCTGATGCCCGTAAGATTATGGCTCCATTGGTTCTTGAACAGTTTGACAACTTGAAGAAGACTAGCTTCTATGAAGAAGGAAGTAAAGACTTACAGAAGATTGCTCTACAAAACCTAATCAACTGGGCGCAGAGTACAGCTAAGGAACTAGCATCAGACAAAGCAACTGCTGCTGCTTTTGCTGAAGGCAAGCAACCACGCTTGTTTGAGGTCCAGTATTCTAAACTGGCTCCTGAGCTTAAGCGTGTTGTTGTTGATACATACAAACAACAGCAAGGCAAAGACTTGGATGTTACTAAGGACTATGCCACTGCCTTGGCTATTGCAGAAGCAATGAAGGGATTGCCCGGATATGCTGTGGGTGGTGATGTAAGAGAACTGAGTAAGGCTTCTCTGTATGAGAATCAAATGAAGAAGCTCACAGCTTCTAAGATGAAAGTTATTAGTAGTGAATTTAGAGAAGCGTATGGTAGACCTTTTAATCCAGATACAGACTACAAAGAAGCAGTAAGCTTAGCTACAGATGTAGGACTACTCGGTAGTACTTATGCTGCAGGTGGTGTTGTTAAGATGAATCCCGGTGGCTTCTTAGCTAAGAAGCTTGTAGGTGAGGCAGCAGAGACTGCCATTAAGAAAGGTGCTTTATCTTTAACTGATATTGTTTCTAAGCACAGCATCTCTCCAGCAGTGGAGCAAACTACACAGGCTTTGATTACCCCTGCTGTTGCTAAGACCCCTGTTGTTAAGAGCAAGGTTAGCCCTGCTGTATCTACACCTCCAGTGGAAGAGGTGGCTCCAATTATTAAACAAACGGAAGAAGCTATTCCTGAAACTATTCCA